GCAGGCGCTGGCATTGGTGATGCGTCGTGGTCTGGCGGCATAACGTGTCAGGACGGGATTTGCACCCCCACCCTGACGATTGGATACGCACCGAAGACGCCTCAACTGGAAAAATAATTGGCAGCACGATTATGGCCGCGCTGGTTTTCCGCGCGCCTGCCCCCTTGTGACGGTCCTCTCCTCCTCCCGTTGCGAGGGGGAATTTTTTATTTTCCACCGGCGCAACATTTTCCCTTGACGGAATATTCCTCCTGAGCAACATGTCCTCCCGTAGCTCAATAAAAGGATGGAGTAAATCAGATGGAAACGAGCGAACTGAACGCACTGCGGAAGCGGCTGTGTTGCCTTACCAAAACGCGCGGGGTGGCCCGGCAGATTGCCCAGCTTGCGCAAGTCAGCCCCTCGACGATCAACCGGATTCAGAAGCGCGGGTTTGCCGCGTGTGACGCCCGCGTGTTGATGTCAGTCCACGCGGCGGTTGCGACGCTTGAGCGCGAGGAGGCGGTGAAATGAGAAAATTACGGAACGACACCCCAGCGGCGGAAATGACCGCTCGCGAGTTGATCGCGGTGAAAGCGATGGAGGGGCTGGTTGCTGCGGACCCCGCAGGTGAGGTCGGCCAAGACATCATCGTTGAATGGTCCTGCAAAATTGCCGACAAGATGATCGCCGCCCTGAACGAAAGCGCAGGCGTGAAATGAGCGCCTCGAAATCAGTGGTCAAGGATTCCTTTACACCTGCCGCGGGCGTGAAGGTGGAATGGGCACTCTACCCATGCCCACGTCTTGGCGGCTACAGCTTTGGGATAACCGTCACCGAAAACGAAACAATCAAAATGCTTTTCAGCATTTCAGGCACGCGCAAAACCAAAACCGAAGCCCGTTCCGCATGTTGCGGCGTGCTCACGATGCTCAATCAGGGCATGGGCATTCCGCTGGCAGACATGGTGGAGGAGAAAGGATGAACGACAAACCGGCAGAACTTTCCGAAGGAATCGAGGATGCGTTTCAAAGCGTTTTCGAGCCAATCATCAATTCCGATAGCGGAAAAAAACTTCTGATAAAAATGTGGGCGCTGGCTTGTGGAAGTTCCAACTTGGATGGCTTCGCTCTACAAGTCTATGACGCGTTCGAGGAATTGGAACTCGACCTGAGAAACAAGATAATCTCGCTGCACCGTGAATTGCAGGCGGTCCGCGAGTCAAAAAGCCGCGTGTCGGCGCTCCGGGCAGCTTGCCGGAAATCCGACATGGAGGATGTGAAATCGAAATGACCATCGACCTAACCACCCCTAATCATCCGACCGTCTGCACGGTGACCTGCCAGTTCTGCGGGTTAACCGTGCGGGCAAACACATTGGCCGACGCTAACCGCTGGATGGCCGAAAGGCACCTTTGCCGTCAGCACATCCACGCGGCGGTGCAACACGCTTGTCGGGATCGGGTGACGCTATGACTGCCGCCGAACTCCCCATTCTGAACGCCGCAATCGCCAAGGCCGCAGAACGCTACCGTGAGGCAGAGATGGAATCGTTCCGGGCCATCCACCTACCCGAGGAAGCCGAGGCCGCACAGCGCAAGCTGGACGTGCTGCTGACGCAACGCAGCGTCATCATAGAAGGCCACCAACACGAAATCGAAGAAGAATTATAGCCCTTTAAGGAGGGGCAAATCATGAGCAAATCAGTACTCGAAGGACTCCGATTCGGAGACGTTTTAAAAGAATTTCAGGAAGAACTTGAGCGGCTTTGTGATGCAGTCTCGGCCAAAGACGGCAAAGGCGCTATCATGCTCAAAATAACGGTTTCGCCCGAGGAAAAGGATTCGTCCGTTCTGATCTTCGAAGACGAAATCGCGGTGAAAATGCCCTCATCAGGCGGGCGGTCTTTTTGCTATCGGGACAAAATCGGGCATCTCACGACGGACGATCCGAACCAGATGCAACTTTCCCTTGAGGCAGTGCAGGGCGGTGCAAAATGAGCGACAAGAACATGCACACCGTACACCACTACGAGAGATGCACTGCGGAACACTGTGCTGACAAGGACAGCATGGGCATTGTCCTTTACGTGGACGGCAACGATGGTGTCGTCGATGAACGGATCAGGCTGAAGCACGTTGCCGAGGTTTACGCCGGTGCCAATGGCGCAAGGATCGAGTGGGAGGGATCGAAATGAAGTCCGCAATCTTCCCCTTCGCCAACGAAATCGGCGTTGACCCATCCGACCGTGACGCGTGGCTTGCACAACGTCAACTTGGCGTTGGCGGCAGCGATGCCGCGACTATCATGGGCGCAAACCCGTGGAAACAGACCTACGCGCTCTGGCTCGAAAAGCGAGAGGGCGCGGCGTCGTTCGATAATGAAGCGATGTACTGGGGGCGGGCCTTGGAATCGTCCATCCGCATCGGGTTTTCCGACAAGATGGGCATGACCGTTCGCCCGCTTTCGTCCAGCATTTTCGTGCATCCAGATTTGCCATTCGTGCGGGCGAACCTTGACGGCGCAATCGTGGACAACGTGCCCCAGGCGCTGGTGTACGAAGGCAAAACGTCCAACGCGCCGGACCAGTGGGGTCCGACGGGTTCCGACGAATACCCCGAACAATACCTCTGGCAGGTGCAGCATTACCTTGCCGTGACAAACGCCCCGCTTGCGCATTTGGCGGTGCTGTTGTTCGGGCGCGATTTCCGAACCTACCAAATCCCCCGCGATGAAACGCTGATAGACGCGCTTCTGAACAACGAGACATCGTTCTGGAAGTCGGTGCAGGACGGCACCCCGCCCGAAGTTGATCCCGACGGGGCCGACGCGCTTGAACTGATTCGGCACCGATTCCCGCGCAAGCAGGCGACAATCACGCTGCCATCCGACGCGCTTGCAATCGCCCTCGAATGGGAGGCGGCAAAAGACCGTGAGAACACCGAAAAGAAACGCGTGAAACAGTTACGCGCTCAGCTCGAATTCCTCATGGAAGGGCACCGCGTTGCAGCATTCGACGGCGATGAAGCGGGGCGCCAACTGATCGTCTCAGAATCGTTCCGAACGGTCTACGAAATCCCCGACGAGATTAAAGCCAAATATGCTACAAAATCGACCGATCCGGCGATTCGCCTCGACTTCAAAACACCCAAAGAAGCAAAGGCCAAGGAGGCCAAATCGAAATGAGCAACGACAACGAAGTGGTGGTTCAAGACGTACAGTTTTACGCACCCGAGAAGCGCGCAAGCGGCGGGGGCGGTGGCATGGCAATCGCCACGACCAAGGCGGCGCAGGAGGTACAGGCGGCAATCGTAATGGCAAAACAATGCCCGAGGGATCAAGATGCGGCATTCGCCCGGATTATCGCCGCCTGCAAGCGCCGCACATTGGCCGATGCGGCAACCTACGGATACAAGCGGGGCGGGTCAGAGGTAACCGGCCCGTCGATTCGGCTGGCTGAGGAAATCGCCCGCAACTGGGGCAACCTGGATGTGGGATTCACCGAGCTTGATCAAAGCGGCGGGCGGTCTTCGGTCCAGGCATACGCATGGGACTTGGAAACCAACACGCGCATTACCCGCGTTTTTGAAGTTCCTCACGTTCGCCACACAAAGGGCGGGACTTACCCTCTGACCGATCCGCGCGACATTTACGAGGCGGTAGCGAACCAAGCCGCCCGCCGTATGCGTGCCTGCATCCTTGCGGCAATCCCAGGAGATGTCGTTGAGGCAGCGGTCGCTCAATGCGAGAAAACTCTGACCAGTGGACACGCCAAGCCGCTCCGGGATCGGGTGCGTGATGCTATCGCACTGTTTGCCGGCATCGGCGTGGGCAAGGCACAGATCGAGGCGAAGATACAGCACAGCGTGGACTCAATGACCGAGCGCGAACTTTTGAGCCTGGGCAAGGTGTTCAACGGCATTCGCGACGGGTACGCCACGGTGGAAGAGGCGTTCCCCCCGACCCCCGACACGAAACCCGCAGGCGACGCCCCGAAGGGTGCAGCGGCCAAGGCCCGGGCGCGGGTGGCAAAGCCTGATCCTGAGCCGGGACCTGAGCCGAAACAAGAATACATCCCCGACGAACCCGCCGAAGACCCCACCAAGGGCACAAGCCGCGCCTGCTACAAGTGCGGAACGTCCTTCACGACAGACCCCTTTGTGGTGGATATGCCCGACGGTGATTCCGCGTTTTGTTGCACCGCGGACTGCGCCGCAAAACTGATAGAATCCTTCGGGACGGCATAAAGTAGCAAACGCAACAAAACCCGACGCGCGGGGGTGGAATCGACGCCCCCGACGCGTCATCACACAAAAGGAAACACCATGAAAGCATCTGAGCAAATCCGCCGTTTCGTTGCCGAATACACGGGCGGCAAACGCAAAGTTTACACAACCACGAGCATGAGAAAGGCCACCTGGCTTTTGTACCACGAGCGCGAATTGATAGGCGCGCCAATCTCCCCCAACGGGCAAACGCTATTCGTCTTTTGCGACGCAGACGACGGGGCACGGGAGTCGATTCACGCGATGGATGACCCGTGTTCGACCGTCAATCACATCGGCTACACGCTGGCAGAAGACGACGTGCGGGCGATGGTTTCCGCTAACCGAGCGGCGGCGGTGACAAAATGAGCGAAAGCCGAATCCAAGACCGCGTCGCGACGGGATTGCAGCACGTCTCAACCGTCACACGCTACCTCAAAGAGATCAACCGAGCCGTGCAAGCGGGTGATATGGAGGCGGCGATTAAGATCACCAAAGAGGCCGAATATTGGGCGGGTAACGTCTATGCGGCTGTTCAGTTTATCCGCGCGGGCGTGGAAAAGGAAGGGCGGAAATGAGCGCGCCCTACATCAAGCTGGTTGTTAACGCGCTTTTCGACGCGAAACTATTGGCCGCGAGTGGCGACGCCTTCAAGGTCTATGTGAACGGGTTGCTCTACGCCAAGGCGCAAATGACAGATGGATTCGTGCCCGCTGTTGCGCTCCCGGCGATTTCCCTGAGCGTGCCAAACGCCGCCGCCTCAGCATCTGAACTGGTTATGATTGGCTTGTGGCAGGAAACCGAGGGCGGTTGGACCGTGGGCCGCGACAAGTGGGCCAAGCACCAGATGACAAAGGAGGACGTGGAGAAAAAACGAGACCAAGACCGAGCGCGCTTGGAAAAATTCAGAGAGGCGAGGGCTTGCAACGCAAATGAAACGCGTTTCAACGTAACCGATGAAACGCAAATGAAACGCGTTTCACACGACACGGTGCAACGCGTTTGCAACGCTACCAGAGAACAGAGAACAGAGAACAGAGAACAAAGAACAGAGAACAGAGAACAAGAAGCTTTAGAAGCCTTGGACAATTCCGCCGGTAATGGGCCTGCAAAAAGCGCAGGCCAGCGCGCGCAAGAACCAAAAGCGAGCGATGCAGCCAAAGCCCTTGCCTCCCAATTCCTTGAAGCGCGTAGTCGCAACAACGGGCCAAAGCCGACCGCTGCCAGCGTGGCCACATTCGCCACACGGGTGTTCGACCCGCTTCTGAGCGAATACCAAGCGGGGGAGGTGGCTGAGGTCATGCGCTACCTCGACAAGCCCGCCAATCGATGGTGGCAATTCGTGTCTGGCAACCCGCGGGGCTATGAGCATCCACTGAAACGCAACCTGCCAGCGATTCTGGCAGAGGCGCGAAACGGCGGGCGCAAAGACCCCAACGCGCCGCCGCCGAAAGTCGACATGGCGCTGGCAGCGTGGCAAGACGACACGGAGGAGGAAACCACAGACGCCTACCCGCTTCCAAAACGTGTTGACCCGGGACTTGAATCATGGCGAAATGATCCGCGGAATCCAGACCGCGTTGATCCAGCCCTTGCCGATTGGGCGGAGGGTGAGCAATGAGTGCCGCCCCTTGCACGATCTGCGGCGGCGACGGTTGGGTGTATTCCGACGTTGGCCTAACCCGCTGCGTTTGCGACTTCCAACGAATCCACCGCGAGGCGATAACGCAGGCCGGACAACCCGCAAGATTCGGGTTTGACCGTTTCGACGCCATCACCCCTGCGTCAGAATTCCAAGCTAAGGCATCCAGCGCGCTCTCTGCGTGGCTTTCGGGGTGGAACCCGACATCTGATAGGGGGCTGCTCCTTATCGGCCCCCCAGAGGGCGGAAAAACGCATTTAGCAGCGGCTATGTTTCGGGAGGTGCTCTGGAAAGCGCGAAATCTGCGGAATTACACCGCGCTTTGGTACAGGACAAGCGACTTGCTTGACCGTGAAAAGCGCGGATACGGCGAAGGTGACGACTCCCCGCTGTACGAAGCGCGGCGGGCGTCCATCCTGCTTCTGGATGACTTGGGCGTGGAGCGTGTCACGGATTGGGTGCGTGAGCAGATCGACCTCCTCATCGACGGGCGGTATTCCGCGTGTCTGCCAACGATCATGACCTCGAATCTGAGCCTGTCCACCTTGGCAAAGCCGGAATATTACGGTTCACGCGTCACGTCGCGAATCCAACAAACCTGTGACATCATCGCCATTCGAGGCGGCGGATTGCGGTCTAAGGCGGTGAACTCATGAACGCCCCTGCATTCGGCTGGGATACCCCAACCATCACATGGGAGATCGTGGAGCGATTCGACGTGCTTGGCGTTCCCAAGGGGCAACCCCGCGGGCGATCATTCGTGCGGCAAGGCAAGGGGCGGGCGATGTCTGGAATCTATGACCCCGGCACGGCAGACGATTGGAAAGCGCGCATCATCTCTGAGGCGTTCCGCGTGCTGCCAGTCTCGCCGCTTACCGGTCCCGTGCGTGTGGACATCGATCTGTTTTTCCCCCGCCCGAAGCGTCTATGCCGCAAGGCAGATCCCGACGGGCCTGTCCTTCACACCGCCAAGCCAGACCGCGATAATTCCGACAAGTGCATCCTCGACGCCCTTACTCAGGTGGGATTTTTCACCGATGATGCGCAGGTCTGCGCCGGGCAAATCCGCAAGTGGTATCACGGGAAGGACGGGCGGGCAGGGGCGCGGGTTGTGGTTAGCATCATTCCCCCCGTACATATACCATGAGCTTGATGGGGAGAAAATACTGCGCCAAGCCCGGCTGCGGCAACATCGTCACAGCCGGGCGATGGTGCGCCGCACACGCCACGCCCAGTACAGCGAGACCTGATACGCCCACCGAACGCGCCACGCCGTACGAACGAGGCTATACGATGGACTGGCGAAGGCTCTCCAAGTCGTTCCGGCAAAGGCACCCTGATTGCGACATCTGCGGCAAGCTGGCAGATGTGGTGCATCACATCACACCCATCGCAGACGGCGGCGCCAGACTCGACGAACGCAACCTCAGATCGTTGTGTCATGCTTGCCACGCTGCGGTCCATGCCGAACTTGGCGACGCGCTACACTACGCGAAATCAGCGAAGGAAGACCGGGGTGGCCCCCCGTGTGGGGTAAAAAGTTACCGTCTGCTTTACCCTTCCTCGCGCAAAAATCGAAACTCGGAATAAGGGGTTATTTTAGATTATGGTTAAGAAAAACGTTCCTTCTATTGATATTCCTGTTGGGTTGTCAAAAGATCAGATTGCCGAATTCCATCGTCTCACCAGAGCAATGGGCGATGTGAAACTCTTTGAATGCGATGCCGCCGCCGTGATTGGCTACCTCGACGCGTGGGCATTAACGCGCGAGGCCTCAGCCCATTTGCGCACGGACGGGGCCACGATCCGCACGCCCAATGGCAGCGTTCAAGTTTCGCCCTGGCATTCAATTCACAAGGCGCAATCGCTTCTCTTAATTCGGTGGGTGCGCGAATTGGGGATCAGCCCATCAAGCCGCAATCGCTTGGGGATTGGCCCCCCATCAGACGACAGCGATCTGACTTGGGATTCGGCGGATATGGAACCGAAGCCGACCACGCGAGCGTCTGGGCAAGAGCTGCTCGGTCCAACACCGAACCCAGTGAAGGGTCCGCAACCGAGGCGACGGCGGGTGGAGTGAAATGGCTAAGAAAAAGATTTCATCCATTTCTATGCCTGCCGGTTTGTCTAAAGACCAAAGGGCAGAGTTTGCCAGGCTAATGCCTGCGCTCGAGAAGGCCGGGATTAACGACGCGGACCAGAGCGCAGTTATCCAGTATTTGGAACATTGGGAAGCGTGCCGGATGTCGCGCGCTCATATTTTGAAGCATGGCCGCACCACGACCACCCCGAATGGAAGCGTTCAGGTTTCGCCTCATCACACGATTCTGCGGCAGAATTCAGAATTGCTTATGCGCTGGTCTCGAGAACTTGGCGCTACGCCGATGGGCCGAAAGAGGTTGGGTGTTGGAGGAGAGGAACCGCCTGAAGATGACGACGATCTTATCACCTAAGAGTGGTGTGGCAAAAGCGAAACCGAGGGCGAAACGTGCGGCGAAATGGACTCCAGGCAAGCGCGTGTTGCAAGCGAGGGAACGCCTCGTTGATTTGCGCAAGCGCTATGCGTGGGACGAAAAAGCCGCCTCCGCTGCCGTCACGTTCATTGAGAAAAACCTTCGCCACTGGAAAGAGCCGTTTGCCGGAAAGCCGTTTGTTTTGTCGGACTGGCAGAAGGACGAAATCATCAGGCCGATTTGGGGGCTAAGGAAACCCGACGGGACGCGCTTGATTCGCGAGGTATATCTCCAAATGCCCCGCAAAAACGGGAAGACCGCTTTAGCGGCTGCGATCTCCTTGCTTGTGTTGGCCCTTGATGGTGACGGCGTAGAAGTTTACAGCGCCGCCACGACTCGCTTTCAGGCTCGCATTGTTTACAAGGACGCTCAGAATTTCATCCGCGCTTCGCCCGCGTTGCGCAAGCGGATGAAATGCAACAAAACGTTGATTGAGTATCCGGCGCGGCGCGGAATTATGACTCCGCTTTCCTCAGAAGCTGGAAACCTCGACGGACTAAACGTCTCTTGCGCCGTAATTGATGAACTCCACGCCCACACGAGCAATGACCTCCATGACGTTTTGCTTTCGGCCGCTGGCACCCGCACGCAGCCGTTGATTCTGAAAATAACCACGGCGGGCAGTCGTGTTGACGGCATTTGCCACGATCAATACGACTATTCCTGCAAGATTTTGGACCGCGTTATTGCCGACGACTCTTTTCTCGCGTGGATTGCCGAGGCCGACAAAGAAACCCCGTGGGATTCGCCCGAAGCGTACCGCCAAGCGAACCCGAACATCGGGGTTTCTGTGCAAGAAGATTATTTGGAATCCATGAGGCAAAAAGCGATTGTACAGGATGGTTACCGGACGGCCTACAAGCGCTACCATCTGGACCAATGGGTGACTCATGGGGTGGAATCGTGGCTGTCACCCGAGGCTTGGGCGAAGTGTGGGGGCGGCGATTGGACGCTCAAAGAGATGGAAGGCCAGCCATGTTTCGCCGCGTTCGATTTGTCGCAAGTCAACGACCTTACGGCGTTTTCCATCGTCTGGCCGGGGGCGCGAATCAGGACCGCAACGTGGTATTGGTTGCCCGGCGATGATCTGCCAGAGCGCATGAGGCGCGACCGTGCTCCCTACGATATTTGGGTGGAGGATGGGTGGCTGGAACTCACCCCCGGGCCTGCGGTTGATCATGAAATCGTTGCGAAGCGAATCATCGAACTCTGCCAGCAATTCAAGCCGAAGGAAACGGCCTTTGACGATTGGAACGCGGTGCAGGTCGTGGCGAAACTCACGGCGGCGCGCATTCCACTGGTTAACTTCGTTCAGGGGCTGCGTTCGTTTCACCAGCCAACCCAAGAATTCGAGCGGCTTGTCATCACGGGTGGGATTGAGCATGACGACTCCCCCGTTTCGTCGTGGTGTGTGCGGAATACCAGCGTGAAAATTGATGTTTCCGGCAAGGTTCGCCCCGTGAAAATGAAGGTGAATTCGACCCAACGAATCGACGGCACAATCAGCATGATCATGGCCTTGGATTGCGCCTTGCGTTCGGCCAACGCCGCGCAGGGGCAAGCCCTCGGGACGTTGCCCAACGACCTGCGGGCGCTCATTGGGGCGTGATCTGCCGTAAATAGCGGCATGAGCATCGATATCGCACCTGACAAAATCGCCGGGCTGTGGCTCGACGATCCGGCAATCACGAAACGCAGCCAATATTTTCACGCAACGCACACGGTTGCGGATTTGGTTGCCCCGCGAATCGACGGGCGCGCCAAGACTCAGGACAAGACAAATTGGGTGCGGTACATCATCCAACGGCACGCGGGTTTTCTGACATCGCGCCCCGTTACATATCTCCCGTCGGGCGATGATCCACGCGACGGCGTCAACTACCTCGCGAAAATTTACCGAGAGCGCAACCTTGCCGCAAACGATGGACACCTGTTGAGCGATGCGTTGCTCTACGGCAAAGGGATTGAGCTTTTCACCATGCAGGGCACCGGCACGCCAATCATCCGCGCCTGCGATGCCACCGAATGGCGAATCATACGCGATGAATCGCTTGAAATCGTGGCCGCGCTTCGCCGTACCGAGATACAAAAGGGCACTTACTATCGAGGCGCCTTGCTTGCGGCAAACCGCGTTGTGTTCACGGTTTATACCGACTCCGAAATCATCCGTTACGAGACGGCGAAGGACGCTATCGGAAAATCCACCATGCGCGAATTCGATCGCGAGCCGCACAAGTGGGGCGTCGTGCCAGTTGTCGAATATACCGCATTGCGCAACGGCGAATCGTTCATCTCTGACGCCCTCCTGCGCAAATGCGACAACTATGACATTTCACGTTCTGCGCTGATCGATGACATCAAGCACAACGTGGACGCGCTGCTCGTTACTGAGGGCATCGACTATACCCAGCTCCTCGAAAAGGATGACCACGGGCGAAGCGTGCTTGAGAAATTGAAGGCCGTGGGCTTGCTCCCGTTGCCCAAGGACGCCAAGGCATCTTACCTGCAGCGCGTTGTGGACATTGAAAAATTCAGGTTTGACCAGAAGACGACCCGCGCGGAAATACATCTCATGGGTTGCCTGCCGGACCTCGACGAAACCATTGCCGGCAACGATGGAACCATCACCAGCATTTCTGGCGTGGCCTTGAAGCTGATGTTCCAGTTAATGCTTGAGCAGAGCGCGGAATTCTCCCGCAACTTTGAGCGCGGCCTTCGCCGTCGCATTGAGTTGATCGACATCCCTATGCGGTTCGACGCGCCGAAAATTGGCGACGTGCAAATCCAGATGAATTCAAGCCTGCCGTTTGCCGATACGGAATTTTTGCAGTACCTGCCGAACCTCGACGGGCTGCTGACCCGTGAAGACAAGCTGAGGCTGTTGCCGTTTGTGACCGACCCCGGCGGCGCGTCTGAGCGATACGAAGCGGAAATCCTGAACACGGTGAACGCGCTCACACCCGACGCCCCAGAGGTGGAAACCGTCATGCCGTAAATAGGGGCGAAGTTAAAATCTCCTATTCACGGAAAGGCAACAAAATGGCAGACGAAACCACGGGGGCACCCGCGCAAACTCCCGCAGAGGGTGCGCCTGAATCACCGGAAAAGACCGCCGCAACAACGCCTGAGACCACCGGAACGGCTGCGGAAACACCTGCAGATCCGGAACGGAAATTCACTCAAGCAGACCTCGACCGAGCGCGCCAACAGGCAAGCGAAACGGCGCGCAAAAACGCGCTGGAAGCCGCCGAACGCAAACGCGCTGAGGAAGCTAACGACTTCAAGGCAATCGCCGAAACCGAGCGGACCCGCCGGGAACAGTTGGAACTCGCCATTGCGACACGCGACGCGATGCAGATCGAAGGCACCCCCGAGGTGACTGCGTTCTTTGAGCGCGACACGTCCACCGTGGATGGGCGCGTTGAATTCGCGAGGGCATACAAGGCCGCCGTTAAAGCCGCCGCCAAGGCACTCGTGGATTCAACCATGACCAACAAAACCCCGGAGGCATCGATCGGACTCCCGGCAACGCCGAAGACCCCTGACCAGATGTCCACCGAAGAATATCTCGCCTATAAGCGGGAAAAAGGAATCTACTAATGGCTAGCGAAACCACTGCCGCAGTTGTCGCGAATCTCGCGGCAATCGCAAAAGCCGAAGCGCTTTTGATGAACAACAACATGGGCGATTTGTCGCGACTGATCGACAAGCGCGCCCTCCCCGTGGGCTATTCGGCGATTGATTTCCCGATCATCTCCCAGATCAGCGCACAGACCAAAGCCGACGGCGCGGCATTCGACAACGCCGCCCCCACGATCAACAAGGTGACCCTCACCCCTTCGGCAAAAGTCGGCGATCTGAAAATGATTACCGACCTCGCGAGCCACAACGCCGAACAGCTTGCCGCTGATTTGGGCAAGCAGCAAGGCGCGGCAATCACGGCGAAGGTGAACGCGGATATTTTCGCGTTGTTCGATGGATTCTCTCAGTCCGTGGGCGCGGCGAACACGAAGCTGACGTGCGCAGTCATTCGGGCGGGCATCACGCTGCTCAACAAGGCTGGCGCGCTTGGCGAGAAGTACCTCGTCCTCACCCCGACGCTCCTGGACAACCTCATCGAGGACTATTCGACCTCGACCGGTGGCAACCTGCTCCTGTCCGACCGCGCACGCGATGCTGTTCTCGCTGGAAAAACCGACGCCCCGATTCTCGGGGTGATTCCCTACCTCGTGAACTCGGGAATCAGCGAGACCACGACCATCAAGACCGGCCTGTTCACCCGCCCCGCAATCGGCATGGCTACGGCTTGGGAGTTTAAGCCCGAGACCGAGCGCGACGCCGCAAGCGTGGCAACCAAGCTGGTGATGTCGAGCTGCTACGCCATCGGCGAAGTGAACGACACGTTCGGTGTCGAAGTCCTCTGCGTCGGCACCGCCTGACCCTGATTGACACAACCCAGCGGGCGGCGGTTTTAACGCCGCCGCCCGTTAATCCATCGGAAAGGATGGCATAAATGACCACGCTTT